AGAAGCTGCTTACCAATATCAAGAATCGCAAATAATCCGGCAAACGTACGCTTCAAATTATCGATAGTCTGTGCACTAGGCATAAGTGACTTCATGAAGTTGTCAAATGCCTTGGTCATACTGACAAGCTGGGCGGCAGTCGTAGGTGGGAAGATCTCTCGGAAAGCAGCCTTGATAGGCGCCATTACTGCCCCAAGATCTTTCCAAGCCTGCTTAAGCGCATCGATCATAATAGTTCGACCGCCAAGCTTGGCCCAACCCTCGAGAAGCCGATTCAAATCATAGATAGGCTTTGTCAGAGCATTCTCAGCAACAGTGTGAATCTTGCTGAATAGAGTAGTTGCTCCGTTGATATCGCCAAATATAGTTTTGAAGATAGCTGACCATGCCGTAGCAACTTCCTCTTTCAAGGCTTGCTGCAACTGAGTCATCGTCTTGATGTTGGTCGCAGCTCCTGAAGCTACTTTGGCCAATCGCTCAATATCCTTGATCTGAGCAGCCGTGTAACCTTCCGCTTTCAACTGAGCGGTGGTCATATCTCCTGTAAAGCCCTTGAGCGTCGTTGTCAGGACTTTACTGGTGAGCCAACCGCTGTGCAACGACTGTCTGAACGAGTTACCTGAGTTTGTCCACTGATCAAAGGTCTCGCCTACCTTGGCGTTCTTAATGGTGTGCATAGCGACGCCTGTGTCATACAGGGCCTTCTGGAATACCTTACCACCCATACCAGCATTGACTACCGAGTTCCAGTCCTGAAGCTTGACTGTTCCGGAAGCAATAGCCTGTGAAAGCTGGTACATTGCCGACGAAGCTTGATCCGCATTGGATCCAGACAACGCGGCCAGGTTGGCAATACCCTTGATCGATGCGGTTGACGTCTTGAGGTCAACACCGGCAGCCGTGAAGGTACCGATGTTCTTGGCCATCTCAGAGAAATTGTAGATCGTCTTATTCGCGTAAGTATTCAGCTCGGCCAATGCGCTATTGACCTGAGCCAAACCCTTCTTGCCAGTAAGACCAGTGTTTGCCAGAATCGTTTGAACAGCATTGATCTGAGTCTCATAGTTGTGAAACCCAGCCACAATTGGGTCAATAGTCAGCGATTTGGCAAACTTCAGCCCGGCATCCACCACTTTGTTAGTGATGTTATTGAGCACCGAGATAGCGATGACACCGAGCGCGGAAAACTTACTCTTAATGAAATCAAGAGCTTTGGCTATAGGATTGAGGTCGACCTTTGAAGCAGAGGCACTAACTTGATCTAGAGCATCGCCAGCTTTGGGAAAACTCAATGCCGACTTCAACTTGTTCAAAGCATTGATAGCTGCATTGACACCAGTTTCAAACTTGCTGGATTCGAAACTCATCGATACAACTTTGTCATCAACACTTGCCATTAGACTTTGGTCACCTCCTTCCACGCTTCGGCCGCTATTCTGTCAAATATAGGTCTTATCGCAGGCATGATATAATCTCGCCCTTGAACATACCCACCAGTTCCAGTTCCGTGTCCGTACTGGATAAGGATTGCGATAGGTCTGCCTTCATTGACATTACGATTATGCCAGCGAATGGAATAATATCCTCTACGCTGAACAATTTCGTAATACCAGGATTCCGCCGTCAACCCGGTTCTTGTGGGAGTCGCGTTAGATAATGCATTCACGCCCAATGTCCCATATTTGCTCAAAGTAGCGTACAAATTATCTTTACTGAGATGTTCCAAATATCTCTCTGTGTTCTTGAACGAGCCTTTCTGTGTAATCTCAATAGGCATGTTATTGAGCGGTAAGACGAATGATTACAATTCCAGGGTCACCTTTAGTCCGTGAGCCCTTAGAGGATCCATAAATATAGGGAAGACCTGTCAGTGGCGCTGCTTTTGCACCACTTGCACCTCCCGGAATGATACTCTGTGAACCGCTTTCAGGATCGTTGTCTGGGGCATCGCCAGGACCATATACTGATGTATCTCCAGGATTATACGATCCCCGTCCACCCGATGTAGCTGCGTTACACGTAATTCCGCCGGAGCCATATTTGCCAACCCCTCCAGCGCCTCCGCCACCGCCAAGACCAACTGATCCATTCCAACCACCATCACCCCCATTTGTGCCCACAACTCCTGGACCAGTAGCTGTCGGCGTACCAGCCATTCCACCGAGTGCTCCCCCACCAGCATTTTGGCGACCACCTACGCCGCCATCTCCGCCATTGGCCGATGTGGTAACTGTCAGAGAGTTCGATTGAACTTTCTTTCCACCCTTACCACCTGATGCTTGACAGGTAGTATCATTGAACGATGAATATCCCCCATCACCACCGTCAGTGATAAGTCCAACATTGGAAATATCTTCAGTACCTACATTACCACCAGCTCCAACAACAATAGGAACAACAGCTGGGAGAGCAGATAATAGACCTTGAACTCGTTGAAGTCCTCCGCCACCACCTGCTCCGCCATAACTTCGAATTTGCGTACCGGTATTCGCTGTATCGATACCGCCGCCCATTCCTCCGCCACCACCAATACAAATCACATCAAAATTCGTGTATCCTATTTTTGTATACTTTGAAATATCAAAGTTCTGGCTGGAATTGAATGTTACAACCAATGGCCCTGGTAGATCTAGAGTTCCAGCAAGTTCAAATCTCATTATCGTTTATCCAAACAAGTAATAGAAATAAATGCACTCGCATCAGTAGGGACACCGCCGACATAAGTACGATAATTAACTATCCCTATTCCATAACCCCATACAGTTGCAGTATGTGAATCCCAACCTCCCCCAACTACGATAGCTGTTACTACTAATCTGGTATCGAATTTTAAATCAAAAGCACCGGCAGCAGTTTTAGTCCACGTAAAGGGAATACTTGTTCCTTTAAAATATCCAGAACCAGGTGTTGCAGAAGTGCTCGCTATAAGTGTTATTGTACCATCTCTATCGCGCTGTGTACTTCTCATCACGCCACCGCCAAATCAATCTGATTCTGAGAATCAAGAGAATCAAATGTTGCATAAAGATTTGCCGCATCCATGCCTTCAACATGATCGCCTACATTCTTTGGCGACGGTGAAAGAGCTTGCACACCCTTTGCATAAAGAGCATGAATTTGATCAGCAGTAAGAGCATAGTCACAGACGAATGCGCCATCGATTTGACCAGTAAATGGATTAGCTGCTGGATCGGAGCCAAGACGAAACGAATTTGCTCCAGTTAACGTAATTGCATTAAGCACCGTAGATAAGCCAACCAAACGCCCATCAAGATAAAGTTTACGTTTTACACCATCGAGAGCAGCGTTATCTTCAATAACAATTACGAAATGCCATATTCCATCAGCTACGAATGGTCCATTAAAACTATCAGCGCCACTAGGACATGTTAAAAGTCCTGTTGATGCTTGAATATACAATCTTGCATCAGCGGTAGAAACAGTGCCCCAACGAATAATCGTTCCCGCTGCTCCAGATGGAATAACTACTGATTTAAACCAGCATCCATAAGAACGAGATGCCACTCCAGCTGGCAACCCAGTATCAGTAGCACTTAATCCATTATGCGTACCATAAAAATTAACGGCGTTATTATTAGTACCATCTACTCCAGATGCGCCATTAATAGCTCCACCACCAGGATTGGGCACAAGTGTTTGATTGTTCGAACCTTGATCGCCAAACGACACAGCCGAAAAGTTATACAATCTCAGAGGTTGTGTTGAGAAATCTGCAACAGCAAGTGCTCCACCTTTTTTACGACGACGAATATTCAGTGAAACTCGAACTGGCACCGCAGCAAGCGTATGCGCAATCTTGGCACAATATAGATTACGGACTTGATCATCTGAAAGTACATCTGGAGTGATAAACACTTCATCGACACGACCAAAATGTTGAAATGTTCCTGCCGTAGCAGCATCTGTACCACGAGCACCAATATTTAATGCTGATGTTCCAGAAAACAATGGGGAAGGAATGGACCCAGTAGCTTCTAAAACCCCATCCACATAAATCTTTGACACAGAAGCATCTACTGTGCCTACAACAAAATGCCAACGATCATCTGCTACATCGCTTGCACCAGAAACTGCATACGCATTATTAACCCCATCAGGGCAAGGACTCCATACAATAAAATTACTTGAATGAATATACAATGAGAACACTTGCTGATTTGCAGTTCCATACTTATCTACAATCATTTGATACACACCACGTTTTGCAGTACGTACCCAAGCACCAACAGAACCCCACCTAATCCTAAATGGATCTGCAGCACCAGAATCTGAAATATAAAGAGCTTGCGCTACTGCACCAGAAAATTGTGCAGCAGTATTAGCAACACCATTAATCCCTGGCGCAAATGGCACAGCACCCTTATTACTAAGAGCACGACCATTGCCACTGGCATCAGACAGATCAGAGAGATTCCACAAACCGAGAGGTGCATTCAAACCAATATTAGCAAAATCCGCCGGAGACAATTGCCGACCTGCACGGATCTGATTGAGAAGACCCATATCAAGAATTCCTGCAGCACTAAGCACAGAAAGCATAGATCCAATTGGGCCTTGAGGACCAGGCGGACCTGTCACTTTACCAGCATTGATCTGCGATCCATCATGCTTGGTGAGAATCAGATTACCGCTACCATCTACATCACCATCGACGACTGAGGCACCTTCAATTGCCAGCATACGATCTGCGGTAAGACCTGTAACTGTAGTCATGTCACCTCCTCAGTCAATTGGCTTTGTATCAGAAATCTGATATGTAGTAGCATCAAGATACGTGGCATTCGCATCATCAATTTGGAACGCGGTAGTATCAGTCATAGTAATATAAGTATTTGATTCATCGATAGCAGACCAAGTGCCATCGCCATGATCGACAATGATAAGCGAGCCAAGATATCCGAAGAGTGCAGCGATTTCAATAATTGAAGGTAGAGATGGTGCACTATCTGCTGTTCCATACAGAATATCTTCCAATGATTTGAGAAGATCTGGAGGTGTATCGGTCGAATCAATGGAAATATGAACAGTTGGTCTGAAATTGCTGATAGCAGGCGGGGTTCCAGTCAAAACCCAAGAAAACTCAACTGGTTGATTTGCCGCACCAGTAAGAGTACCAATTGCATAGGTGTCAGGATTGGCGATCAGATTGTAGAGGAGATGAATCTTGTACCCATACTCCAAACCCTCTATATCATTACCCACACCAGTTCGATACGAAAGATTGAAACTCTTTGACGGTTGATCATAATAGATCAATCCCGGAGTAACAGTAGCAACCCCATTGACTTTATCAAACTCTTCTGGATAGGTAAATGCTTTGAGTTTGCCCGTAAAATCCCCCGGAGCTAAACTGTCCAAATACTTTACCCCATCTAGATAATAAGATGTCAGTGTAGAAACATCCGTATCTTCTACAGAAGTAATACCATTCCAAACCACAGCAGTGCCATCGTGGAGATAGAGAACACCACGATCGACACCAGTTTGATAAAATCGTTCGCCACTTTTGTCCCAAGTAAGGGTTGTCATGTCACCCCCTTTCTATCCGGTCGTGTTAAACTGGGCTCTACGTTGAGCATTGAGTTCTCTATTCTGAGCAGCAATTTGTGACCGACTCATCTTCTGTGGCTTTTCCTGCTTGATACTGCAAACTCGAATCAACGTGAACAAACGATTGAGATGCCAACTCTCACATTCGAATGGAATGTTGAATGCGATCATCCAATAGTAGATGACTTCTGATGTAATAATCTCTCTACTCTTCGAAGGACCTCGCACATCATGAAACCAGGTGGCAGTCATCTTTGCATCGATGTAATCGTTGATCGCTTTTACATTTGCTTCAGAGAGTTTCTGGAAAATTTCCTCTGGAACTT